CGTTAGGGGAGCTGACAAGGCCGCTGGAAATTTGGATAATTTTAGTAAGGCTACTGATGGAGCAACTACATCTGTTTCTACTTTCAGTAAAAAATTATCTAACTTTGCTGGCGGTATTCTTAATTTACTTACAAGTGCTGTAAGTGCTACTGTAGGATCAGTAGTCAACTTAGGTGCTGAAATACTAAAAGGCGGTAACACTCTTACTGACTTTGCTCAACACCTGCCAATTCCTGGACTTCAAGCATTTTCAGGACTACTTGACAATCAAATAAGTTTATTTAGAGATTTATCATCTACCGGTGCGTCATTTGGTAACAAT